ACTTTAAGTCTCTTATTTCTGATCTTGCTCTCAAGCGGTCTATTAGACCCGATATTATCTTTGTGGATTACCTTAATATCTGTGCATCCCAGCGATATAAAGGCAGCATTGTCAACTCCTATACATACGTCAAAGCAATCGCAGAGGAACTTAGAGGTCTTGCTGTGGAGTGTAACGTGCCTATCGTCTCTGCTACGCAGACCACTCGCTCAGGTTATGGTAGCTCTGATGTTGACCTTACTGATACTTCTGAATCCTTTGGTTTGCCTGCCACTGCTGATCTTATGTTTGCCCTTATTAGCACGGAAGAGATGGAGGGCATGAATCAGATTATGGTCAAGCAACTCAAGAATAGATACAATGACCCAACTATGAATAAAAGATTCTGTGTGGGTATTGACAGAGCGAAGATGAAGTTGTATGATGTAGAGCAGTCTGCTCAAAAAGATTTGGTAGATTCTGGTCAAGACCATGGACAAGAAGAGGAGCGGATCGACCTTGTAAAACGATTCACCACCAACAAAACATTTGCGTCACTAAAGTATGATTGATTTTATTAAGTATGCTAAATTCGTCAATGAGGTTACCTCGCAAGAAAGCAAAGACAATAGTGTATTCTTTGAGCGTCTTGAATACCTCAAAAACAAAAAGTTTCCTTCCGAGCGACTGCTTACTGCTGCTGTAGGTCTCTGTGCAGAGTCGGGTGAGTTTACTGAAGTCATCAAAAAGATTGTCTTCCAAGGTAAAGAACCGACCGAAGAGAATCTCTTTCACCTGAAGCGTGAGATGGGTGATATTATGTGGTATTTTATGCAAGCATGTATGGCACTCGATGTTTCACCTGAAGAGATCATTGAGATGAATGTTGAGAAACTAAAGTCTCGTTATCCTGGTGGAGAGTTTGATGTCCACTATTCTGAAAACCGTAAAGCAGGAGACCTATGAATTACACTGAAGAAGGACTCATCCAAGCAGTAGAATCTCTTGGGTGGGATGTGCGTAATGATGACATCGTAGTTGAGATTGGTGGCACCTCAGTGTCTGGAATTGATGTTGGGGAAGAGTATAACAAGAAGTGGCAATCTCCTCTTGGCACCCGTAAATATAACAAAGATGCATTCATCATCATTAAAAATCAGTCTCGTAGAGATCTAAGTAAATCACAACCCAATCCTGATTTGAAAGCACATCATGCAGAATAAGTTTTTATTTTTTTCTAAAGACTCTTGTGGTCCTTGTGGATTAGTTAAAAGATTTTTTTATTCTTTAGATGATCATCGTCTTGATGTCATTGAAGAAATTCAACTCGAAGACTTTAGTGACGAACCTATTCCAGAAGAAAATCTTGCACTCGCTAAAAAATATGGTGTGACTGCTACTCCTGTTTTGATTATCGTAGATGATAATGATGAATTGTTAGAAACTTATATTGGTGGTATGCAAATCACACAAAACATTAGAAAATTGTTTGACAAATATAATGTTTGAAATCAATAAAAATGCAGAGGTTCGTGCAGAGCAGTTTTTTCATAGCAATCTGTACGTAATCGATGATTTTTATTTGAATCCAGATGAGGTGGTTGAGTATATTACAAAAACTCAACCACCTCTATGGAAAACTGAAGAAGGAGAAACTTCCAACGGAAAAACATTTGAAGATCGAAGATTAATAAAAGATGATCCAGATTTAATTGAAGCATACGAAGCATTGTCTAGTTTGTGTGGACAACCTCCAGCATATTCAAATCAAAAGATAATAACAAACCAACTAAGGTTTACCGATAAAGAAAAAAATACATATAAAACTCATTATTGGTGGCCACACATAGATCAAGGATACAATGGAATTGTTTATCTAAACCATGATGAAGAATGTGGCACTAACATTTATGATTATGCTGACATGCAAGAGTATGCTGCTAGATCATCTAAGGAACATTTAAATTCGTGGAGAGAGAAAGAAAAGTATGTATTGTTAAAAGAAATAAAACCAAAGTATAATCGTCTAGTTTTATTTGATGGATTATTTTTACATGCGATGAATATATGTAATGATAGATATTTTGGTGATGAGTATAGACTTAATCAAGTCTTCTTTTTTCTTGACACAGTAAATTTGCAACCCCTTGAGCACAGTTAAATAAATAATAATGACGATGTAATCGGGTAATGTCTAACTCACCTTCTAATGTTTTCTTAGTTTTAAATGAAGTTCTTGAAGGAATTGAAGTAGAGCAAGTAAAAGAGTCTGCAACTATGCAGAAGATGCGTGTCCTTGCAAAAGAGCGTGCAGAGATTCAAGGTGAGATTCATAAGAAGTTGGAAAAGAAGGGGGTTAGGTTTGACACTTCAGTTGTCAAGTCTGAGTCCTCTTTTGCTGTAACTGAAATTCCTATTGATGATAGTGAAGGTAAGTATAAAATTCGTTTAGTATATAAGAGGAAAGGTGGCGGAGGATCTGGTGCTGGTGCAGCACTAACTAAGTTATCTGAATCTGCACAGTGCATGTATGCTGCACTTGCCTGGAAATCTGGAGGAAGAATTACCAATGCTGATGTAACTTGTGAAAATTTTAATGATCCTAAGGTCAAGGGAAAGACACTTACGGATGAAAATTACAAAGCAATGTGTAATGATCTTCCTGATGACTGGATTAATTCTTGCTTAGCAGGTGCTAAGAAACTATATGAAACTTACAGAGGAGGAAATTATACTTTCCATAGGGGATCTCCTATGGTAAATCAGATTGAGGGACACTTCAAAAGAATCAAGAAGATTGAAGGTGTTAGAATGGATCTCAATAAGTGGTCTCCCGCTGATATCTACTTGATTCGTAAAGACTTTGACATTGGTTGCTTGGCAAAAGAAAAAACTATTCTCGGTTTGAATGCATGTATGCAAAGAGAGTTGAGCAGTGGTAAACTTATTGGTGTTTCTCTCAAAAAGATTACGAGTGGATCAGCAAAACTGAAAGCGATGAATCAATCTGGCACTGCTCCAGCAGTTAAGTATGATGGATATGAATTAAGTCCTGATTCCATGGATGGATATTTAAAGGTGAAGGTGAATGGTGCTTCTGCAAAGATTCAATTTAGAAGTTTTGGTGGAGAGACATCATTATCTGGTTGGCAGGGTGAAGTTAAAGGTGCATCTGCAAACCAAGGTAAGATCTCATATGGTCCTATTAATTTAATCCTTAGAAATCATAAAGTCACTCAGATTAAAGCAAACGCTGCAGCAGATGCTAAGAGAAATGATGATGCTGTTGCAACTCAGATTGCAAAAGGTATGATTGAGTTAGGTACTTTGAAAGGAAAGACCTCAGATCATATTGCAATGATCAAATCCAAAAGTAATAAGTGGAGATATTCTAAACTGCAGGTTGTGCAGTTACTTTCTACTATTAAAAATCTTGCTCCAGAGAAGAGAAATCAAGTGATGGAAGACTTATTCTTATATGCGTCTAGTCAGTCTCAATACTCAGCACCCTATATGAAGATGGAGTGACACCCCACAAACTGTCCTAGATCATGTGCGACTCTACTTTGACATGCTATAATAATGGTATAGACACAGAGGTCATGCCAAACACACACCTGGAGCACCTGGAAGATTCTATTTTCTACGGTCGTAGGAGGGCACTTGGTGCTGTCAAGCAAGCACTGACTCTGACCAGTAACATCAGCGTCAAGTATGATGGTGCCCCTGCCATTGTGTTTGGCACCAACCCCAACAATGGCAAGTTCTTTGTGGGCACGAAGTCTGTTTTCAACAAGAAACTTATCAAGATCAACTATACCAATGAAGATATTGATAAAAATCACAAGGGCACTGTTGCAGATATCCTTCGTCTATGTCTGCTCTATCTTCCTCGTATCAGTGGTATTGTCCAAGCTGATTGGATCGGTGTCGGTGGCGGGCGTGTTTATCGCCCTAATACTATTGAGTATAGATTTCCCTCTAACGTTACTGAGAAAATTATTCTAGCACCACATACTTTTTACACCTATATCAGTCATCATGCTGATGGACGCCTTGGTGCTACCATAGACTCAACCACTGATGTGCGTTTTGTCAATACCATGTCTGCAAGAATTAGTAAGTGTCCTTTTGATGGTCTAGATATTCTTGCTAAGGTTGTTGCATTGCTTCCTAATACTAAGGTGCCTAGCGCCAAAGCACGTCCTGAAATCATGAAGCATGTTAATAAGTTTATTCGTGCTGGTCAGCAAGTTTCTCCTCATATTTTGTATGTTACGGTACCTGATAAATATAAGGGAGAAGTCAATCTCAACACCTTCAAGGTGTGGTCTTTGATTTCGCAACTGAAGATGCGTCTGCTCAATGCTATTGAAACTAATGATAGTATCGAATGCTTCATTGATGACAAGCATTCAGATCATGAAGGTTATGTAATTATATCGAATACTCCTTACAAACTTGTAGATCGCCTCAACTTTAGTAAAGCAAACTTTAATCTAGATAAAAATTGGACGAATGAAAAAGTTTAGTGCTTTTCTATCCGAAGCAGAAAAATCTTTCGCTGCACGGGATGCAGAAAAATTAGGTCTTAAGCACGTTGGATATGGCAACTATGCCGATCCTAGAGGAAATGTGACACACAGGTCTGTCCAAGGCAAACTTGTGAAAATGTCCCCTGAAGAAATTAAGAGGCAACAAAATGGATCTGGAGAGGATACTGGAGAGACACAGGCAGCGCAAGATCAAGGCTCAGTTTCTATTACATTTGGAAGATTTAATCCTCCTACTATCGGACATGAAACTCTAATTAAACGAGTTGCCCGAGAAGCAAAGGGTGGGGAGTATAGAATCTATCCTAGTCAGTCTCAAGATGCTAAGAAGAATCCTCTTGGATTTGCTGAGAAGGTAAAGTATATGAAGATGGCATACCCTGATCATGCTGATGCTATTCAACAGGGTGATGCTCGCACCATCTTTGATGTCCTCACTGCTTTGAATGATGAGGGATATAGTGAAGTAAAGATTATTGTTGGTGGGGATAGAGTTGCTGAATTCAATTCTCTAGCGCAGAAATATAATGGCAAACTCTATGAGTTTGAGAATATTTTGATTGTTTCTGCTGGTGAGCGTGACCCTGATGCTGATGGTGTTGAGGGAATGTCTGCATCTAAGATGAGAAAGGCAGCAGCAGAAGATGATTTTAGAACCTTTGAGAAAGGTATTCCTTCTGGTTTGAGTCAGAAAGATAAGTTGCGTCTTTATAAGTCACTTAGGTCTGCTATGCAAGTAGAAAGTGTAGGTGATTTTGCAGATGCATCTTTCAATCTACATGAGATTGCACCTAAGTTAGATCCTCAGGGTATGCGTGAGGCATACTTTGAGCAAAAACTATTTGAAGTTGGCACCTTTGTTGAAAATATAAACACTGGGGTAGTTGGTAAAGTAGTTAGTAGGGGCAGCAATTATATTATCTACATTGATGAGCATGAAACTGTATTCAGATCCTGGTTGAAAGATCTGATTGAGAGAAATGATATCAAGTATTTTAATTTCACACCTGCTGGTGAGATGGGTACAGATGAATTAGCAAACTATATGCGTAAACTTACCCCAGGTGAATTCATTCGCAAGATAAATAAAAAGGACAAGGACGCTTAGTAAAATGAATCTCAACGACTTACCAGATATGTCAGATGCACTGAAACAAGTGCAGATGTATGAAAAGAAGAAACTCGATCCCGTTGGTAAAGAAGACGGCGATATCGATAATGATGGGGACAAGGACTCCTCTGATTCATATCTTCTGAATCGTCGTAAGACTGTCACAAAAGCGATGGGTAAGAAGACCCACCTTTGTGCTAAGATGGTTAAGAAAGAGGGTAAGGAGTATAGTGTAATTCCTGAGCAGCATACCCTGTTGGAAGATGGCACTGTAACTCATTATGATATTACTGATGGTAATGTCATCCTTGAGAATGTCCCTGTCGAAGAATTAGAAATTATTGAAGAAGGTCATCACGAACACTTCGCTAATTATGATAAGAACCAGGAAGTTCTTGGCGAGGGTTATGGTAAGAAGAAAAAGATGAAGAAGGAAGCATTCTACTTCAGTGATGAAGAGATTGCTGACATGGTTGAAATCGATGAAGCAACTGATGAAGAGTTGGTCGATTTCTTTGTGGAAATGATTCAGGAACTTGCTGAGGATGAGGATGATCTCCTTGAAATCTGTGAGCACCTTGAAGGTGTTGAGATGCTCGCTGAAGCAAGTGACAAGTATTATGATTCTGCTGTTAAGTCTTCTAAGGCAGCAGCAAAAGCAAACCGTCCTTCTCGCCGTGAGCGCATGATGTCTGCTGCTAAGAAGGCAGGTAGTGCAATCAAGAAAGGTGTCAAGGCAGCAGGTAAGTCCGTTGCTAGAAATGCTGGTAAGGCAGTTGGTGAATTCCAAGCAGCACGAATCAAGCAGAAGCGAGCAGCAATGTCTCGTCCTGAGAAGAAGAAAGAAACATCTTCCTCTTCTTCCTCTTCTTCCTCTAGTGACGATGACGGCACTGGCGGCAAGTTGGATGCACTGCTATCGAAAACCAGAGGCACTTCGTCTAGCAGTAGTTCTTCCTCTGGTGGTGGCGGGTCAAGCAGCAGTGGTGGTAAGAAGAAGCCTGGTCTACTCAGAAGAATCGGTGGCGCAGTCAAGCGTGGTCTAAAGAAAGCAGTTGGTAAGACTGCTCGTGCAGTCTCCAAGGGTAGCGGCAAACTTGCTAAGCGTCTTGGCGAAGACTATGATCAGATTGCACATCTTTATGAGTCTGGTCTCTTCTCCATCGAAGAGATTGAGAATGTAATCGAAGAAGGTTACAAGGAGATTGACCGCTCCAAGGAGAATAAGATGTATCGTCGTGCAGGCAACCTTGCTCGCACAGGACTTTCTTCCAAAGGTAAGAAGAAGGAAGATGCATTGAATAAGTCTAATAAGATTGTCTCTGCTATTGCCCGTCAGAAAGAAAACGAGCGTTTCAAGAAGATGGGTGATGAGAAAGCACGCAGCAACTACGGGGGTTGATATGCTAAGTTTCAAGCAACTTTCGGAAAAGAAAACGAAAGTTAAAATCAATCCTAAACTGGATGAATTGAAGGAGAAGAAAGGCACCTGTCCTAAGACAGGTGACGCTGAGTGCAAGTGTGATGAAAAAACTCCCGCACAAAAATCTATCTGTCCTACCTGTAGAGGTACAGGTATGGTAGATGGAAAGACCTGCCCAACTTGTGGCGGTAAAAAAACAAAACCCATGGAGGAACAAGCCTATGTCAGTCAAGAAGAAGTTTCAGAAGAAAGCACAGAAGAAGTCGCAGAAACTGAAACCCTCTTGACTTTCGGTCAGTTCAACGAAGACAGAGCAGCAGATGCAAAGGCATCTTTAGAAAAAGTCAAAGCACGTCAGAAAGTTCTCGATGCACACGAGAAGAAGACTGGCAAGAAACTTGACATCAACAAATCGGTTGAAGCAAGAGACCACAAGAAAAACTTCCCTGGTGCTAAGCGCACTGGTAAGAAGGTGAAAGGTGCTAAGGAAACTCCTGCTCAAACACAAGATAGAAGAATCCGTCAAGCTTCTACTCGCATTGCTACTAGAGGTTACACTTCTAAAGAAAAGAAGAATGTACAATCTATGGCAAAACATGCATCGCGCTTCGACTGAGCATATATAGATTAGACCCGTTTGCTATCTAATCATGTTATCATTTCTACTCCCCCTCGCCGCAAAGGTAATCAGAGATGCAGTTAACCAAATTCCAGAGAATGAAGAACTCGGTGAAAAGTTGGTTGAGATCTGTCTTGTTATCCTTGGTAAAGCGGTTAAGTTAACCAAGACTGACATGGATGACCAGCTTCTTGAGGTTGTCAAGAAAGCAATGGTTGCACGCGAGGGCGAATGATTTAAGGGGCGTAAGCCCCTTTTTTTTATAAATAAATATACGGAATTCAACGTCGGAGAAACAATGTCTTTATACGGAAGAGTTGACTCCACTGCTAACCAGACCGCTGTCGGTCGTACTATTGGTAACAGCGGTGGGTCTGTAACAAAAACTATCGTCTTTGTTGACGAAACAGAAGCAGGTCTTGCTGCAAACAAAGAGCGTGGTATCACTGCTCCTGGTTGGTGGGCATATCACACCTATACAGATTCTTCTGGTGCAACTCGTCACCGTGCAGAGCACCTGATGATCCTCACTAATCCTGAGGCTAACTCCGATGAGACCCTGAGTGATGACACCATCGCAGCAGATGCAGCGAATACCATCACGCTCAGCACCAACAATACCGACAAGACTACTTCGTCTGGTGCAGCAACCTTTGTGGTCGCAGCATCCGTCACCAACTCTGGCACAGCAACCTTCCAGTGGCAGAAGAGACTCACGTCCTCTGGTCGTTTCACGAATGTCTCTGGTGCAACCAACACCAACCTGGCACTCACAGGTCAGACAGCGGCAAACGATGGCAACCAGTATCGTGTTAAGGTCAACTCTAACAACGGTGCTCCTGAAGTAATCTCTGCTGTAGCAACACTAACTTTCGGTAGCTAATGTTTTTCAGCGAATTGAATGAAGGAAACTACATTCTCTTCGCTATGAAACATTATGAAAATCCTCACTGTGTTACTAGAGAGGATTTTGATGAAGACATGAAGAGGTTTAAGTATCTCAAACGTTTATTTAAACGGTACTTGAAAGGTGGGTCTATGAGAACCCACCTTGTTATTAATCACCTTATCATTCTTTTTAATGTTTTTGGCGAAGCGACTACACCACTCCTTTTCTTTAAGTTAGAAAGGGAGTATTGGTGTATTTTGAAAACTTTTTTAATGTTCTTGAATAAATATCCTATGGGTATGATGCCCGATTTAGATGTTGACATTGATATCCAAGAAGAGTTAGAGAAGCTATGAAAGAAGAAATGATGACAACTGGATTCACTGGAGCGGATGCGGCAACTGGTCCTACCGCTGGGCATGATCCTGTCATGAAGTTTCGCAAGAAACTGAAGAAGAGTAAAGAGGATAAGAAACTTGTGATGCCTGGTAATAAACTAGGTGAGTCGAGAGAGAATCCTTCTATGCCTTCTCGTTTGTTTCAATATAAAGTAAATATTCCTGAGGTTGGTGAGACTGTTGTTTATGCATCTTCTCCCGCAGAGTTGACACAAAAACTTCGTCTTCTTATCAATCCCAGATACAGAGGTGACATTAGTATCGAAAGAATTATGCCTGGTGAAGCAGGTAAGTTCTTCATGGATAAAAGAATGAAGCACCTTAGAAATAGAAAGTAATGTTTGGACTTGGTAAGCTAGCAATACTTGAATCTAAACTTGATATCTACGAGGACTTGTCCAAAGAGATGTTGGACAAGTTAGAGCGTGCTGTCTCTACTATTTCTGAGAATAGTAATAGAGTTTCGGTTATATTGGAGAGGCATGAGAATCGCTTAGATGAGGGCGATAAATCTAATCAACTCATCATCAAAATGATCGAAGAGATGAAGGATCAGGAAGAGAAGAATCATACAGTCCTTCATGACAGAATCGATAGAATCCAAAAGAAAGTAGACTCCAATCAAAGGTTTGTAATTGGTGCAGGTGCTGTGCTAGCAACGCTAGGTCTAGTGGCACAGATCGCATTTCCCATTTACAGAAACTTGACAGTGACCCCTCAAAGGAGTATGATAGGTGCTGAGGTATCTAGATTTATTGGGTGATTGATCTGATTTATGCAAACCTTGTATCTTCTCGCCTAGAGAAGTTTAAGCAGGTTAGATCTGGTGTGTACACTTTTCGCTGTCCTTATTGTGGAGACTCTGAGAAGTATCGAAACAAGACGAGAGGATACTTCTTTACAAAGAAGAGTGGACTGGTCTTCAAGTGCCACAACTGTGGTGTAGGAAGATCATTTGGAAACTTTTTGAAAGACAATGCCAACGATCTTCATGATGAGTATGTCATGGAGCGTTACAAGCAAGGGTTGACAGGAAAGGGGCGTAATGTTGCAGATCCAGAGTTTAAATTTAAGAAACCGAAATTTGTAAAAAGCCAGACAGATTTGCCAAGCATTTCTTCGCTAAATAATGATCACCCAGCAACAGGATATCTTCTTGGTCGTGGTATTCCAGAATCAAATTTTTCTGAGTTCTACTACGCCGAGAAGTTTTGCACCTGGGTTAACACCCAGAAACCAACTTTCAAAGATGTCAAGAAGGATCACCCAAGAATTATCATTCCTTTCATTGACAGAGATGGAAAGTGGTTTGGATTCCAAGGAAGGTCTTTAGAAGCAGGCAATCAACTAAGATATGTCACTATCATGCTAGATGAAGACCATCCCAAAATTTATGGACTTAATAGAATTGATGAGAAGCAAACTGTATACATCACAGAGGGACCTTTCGATTCGCTATTCATCCCCAACTGTGTGGCGATGGCTGGTGCTGATGTGGACACTTCCAATTATAACTGGGATGCTGTCTATATTTTTGATAACGAACCTCGTAACACACAAATCTGCAATCGAATCTCTCAAGCAATCGATAGAGGTAACAAAGTAGTGATCTGGAATCCAAACCTGAAAGAAAAAGATTTAAATGATATGGTCCTATCTGGACACGATGTAAAGACTCTGGTAGAATCAAACACCTACCAAGGATTAGAAGCAAAAGTAAAGTTTACCGAATGGAAACGAGTATGAGTAACGGTATTAAAGTCGTCAAACGTAATGGGGAAACAGAAAAACTGAATCTAGATAAAATTCATGTGATGGTTGAGCACGCCTGCAATGGTCTTGCTGGTGTATCTGAATCTCAGGTGGAGATGAATGCTGGTCTTCAGTTCTTTGATGGTATCAAGACCTCTGATATTCAGGAGATTCTTGTGAGATCTGCTAATGATTTGATCTCTCTTGAAGCACCCAACTATCAATATGTTGCTGCTCGTCTTCTTCTGTTTGCTCTGAGAAAGCAAGTTTATAATGGTCATCCAGATTCACGACCTACCCT